TTCGCCGCGCGATCCCTCGGGCAGCTCGATCTTCGCGATCGCGTCGAAGAGGCTGGCCAGCGCGCTCAGCGCCGCCGCGTCATGCTGCAGCCCGAGCCGCTTGACCTCGTCCGCGAAGCGCCCGGCGACGAGCGACTTGGCGAGCATGACTTGCTCGGTCCAACGGATCTGATCCTCTCGGATTGACCGCTTCTCGCGCTCGAAGAACCCAGCGCGCCGCTTGGAATTCCGGTGCCACTCGCGGGTGTTGGCTGCGATCAGCGCGAGCCAGACCAGCGCAATCGCGAACTGCGGCCAGTCGCCAGCGAGCGCAGCGACGGCCACGACCGCCAGCGCGAGCGCGCAGCCTCCGAGCCCGATGATCAGCAGCAGGCTCACGACTCGACCAGCTTGCCGCTCACGAGGTCGGCGTCCATCTCGTCGGCCATCTCGCGCAGCAGCGTCGGGAGATTCGCGAGCAGATCCATCGAGACTTGAACGGAGAACCCCGTCCCGCTGATGCCGCCGAAGACCATGACCACCGCGCCGTCGCCCTTCGATTCGTTCCGGACGTGCGTGCAGAGATCGTCGTACTTGCCCGGGCCTGATGCCATCAGATTCCCCGATCGGTCACGCGATCGCCGTCGCGCAACTCGTGAAGGTGGAAGCAATTTTCGTGGAGGTTGACGTAGTCGGCTTTCGGCGGGAGCAGCTGCGCCATGTAGATCTCGTCGGGCAGGAGCCGGTAGCGCGCCTCTTTCAGCTCGTCCCACGTCGGGTAGCGCGACGGGTGGCTCATCGAGAGATGCCAGCGGAACCCATCGTCGCCGCCGATGATCGGCGAGCCGGCCACCCTCGGATCCTCGGTGATCAGCACGAGGTGCCCGCGGTCGGTCTGGTACGCGGCCGGCGAGCGCGCGCCGTCGGCCAGCACGGGCGCGAGCCTCTGCGCCGCGAACCGATTGGCATGGCGCCGGAAGATCACCCCTCACCGTCCGTCGGCTTCGCGCGGACCGCCTCCAGATACTGCTCCAGCGCGGCCAAGACTGCCGGCTCCAGCACGATCCGGTTCGTCGCGCGGATGCCGTTCTCGGTGGTGAGGATCAGGTCGCCCAGCCGATCGACTTCGACGTACACCGCGTCGCCGAGATAGGCCTTGTTCATGGTTCCCCCTTCGCGACCTCTTCCGGCCGATAGCATGGCAGCCACTCCGTGGTGTACGGGAGCCGCATCATCCGCGTCGCCTTCGGGCCCGAGATGATGCACGTGGGGAACGGGCCCTCCATCGGACCATTCTCGACCTGCAGCACGGTCAGCTTCGCGAGTTGATCCATGACCCAGCGCGCGCGCTTGCCCCATGCCGCGCCGGGCTCGCGTTCATAGACGCACCAGACCGGGGTTTCCCGCATGACCACGCGCCCGCTCCGATCGGTGATCTTGTCGCCGACCGACTGCTCCAAGCTGACCACGATCCGCGCGCGATCGGGCCGGTCCTGATCGCGGAGCCCTCCGCTCAGCCACGCGCACTTGAAGTTGGCGCAGCTCTTCGGGAGCGCGGCGTGGACGGTGCAGCCGCGCTTATCGTCGCGGATCAGCGGGCACCAGATCCCTTGAGGCTTCCGGAACTCGTCGCCTTCGCGGCCGACTTCGAGCAGCTTGCAGCAGGCCGAGCAATCGCCGCACTCGCGGTTCACTGCAACTTCCCCACGCCGCCGAAGCGGCCTTCGACGTTCGACGGTGCTTCCTCGCGCACGAGGCGCGCGCGCTTGCCCTCTTCCCGTTCTATGCGCCAGAGCACGGCCGACCTCGCATAAGGCGTGTCGAAGGTGAGCACCAGAATCTCCACGCGGTCTTCTCGGTCGGCGATCGATGGGTGGTCGCGCCAGTCTTCCGGATCCTCCGGACGCTGCCGGGCCATCCACGCCTCGGTCAGCATGCCGATCGCGATGGCGTCGTGCTCCTGCGCGTACTCGCGGAGCATCCGATCGAAGCGCGCTTTTGAATCGGCGCCCACGAACTGCGTGCCGATCACGTGCTCCGTGCCGCCACGCAGCAGAAGGTGGGCGATCGGCGCCAAGTCGTGGCGCCCCCGCTTGGTAGCTTTGATCCAGTGTTTCGGCACCATCCCGGTCACGCGCTTCGTGAAAGCATCGACCCGATCGCGAAGCGCCGGGTCTGCGTTCAATGCTGCGACCGCTGCGGTGGCACGTCGATGCCTAGCTCCAGATGGTTCGCCTGCTCGCGCAGCGCCTTGATCATATCGCCGCGGTTGGCATTCGAGACGTAGGTCGCCCAGCCTCCGGAGCCGGGCTGAAAGAAGAGCACCGCGAAGAGGCACCCAACCTGCTCGGCTGCGGCGCCGATCCGCTGCGCGATATCCTGCGCGCTCTCCTCGATCCGGCGCTTGTCGGCCGGCGTGGTCATCGCAGCTTGCCGATCGTCTCGCGGCCCTCGGGGCTCGCGGCCCATGCCTCCGACTCTTCGGGGGTTGCATCCCACTCGCCGTCGATCGCGCGGCGCGCGAGATCATCCTCACCCTTCGCGCGGAGATCGCGGACCAGATCAGCGATCGGGGTCGCGCTCTCGCTCTCGAAGTCGTCGTACTCCCCGAGGCGCGCGGCCTTCTCCAATCCCAAGAGGCCGTGGCCGTGCAGCACCTGCGCGAGCTTTTCTTTCGTCCTCATGCGCCCGGCCTCGCGTACATGATCTGCGCGGTCGGGTTCGCTTCGTAGGCCTTGTCGGCATCATCGAAGCTCCAGTCGCCGCACTCCTCGGGGAACGTGGATAGCAGCTCGGCGCGCGAGCCGGTCTGCCACTTCTGCAGATCCTCCCCGCTCGGACCTTTCAGCCGCTGCACCAGATCTTCGGCGCGCGGCAGGTTGAGCCACGAGATTCGCCCGATGATCACTTGCGACTCGTAGATCGCGACGATGTAGAGCGGCCCCTCTTTCGGAACCGGATGCGGCATTGAAACCCCCCTCTCAAGTTTGGCTAGTGCTGATCTTCCCACCGCCGAATGGCGCGGGCCTTCACCTTCTCGTCCGACTGCTCGTCGGCCTTGACCGCCTCCGCGAACGTGGTCGCCTTGCCGTCCATGATCGCCGCGTTCGCTCGCTCGGCCAGCTCGATCGCGGCCTGCTCCACCTTCGGATCCAGAAACTTCACCTTGATCTCCCGTTCGGTTATTCGATTATGCCCGGAGCCAACCCCCGAGGCAAACCCCGCGCGCGCGGCCTCTGTTCGCCTCTAGCGGCGCAGATCGTAGGCGCGCTCTTTCACGATCAGCGGCTTGTCATCGGGCCCGCGGATATGCGCGCGCACCAGCACCCACCGCCGATCCTGCCGGCCGGGCCCGCAGGCCTGATGCCGCCAGAAGGCCGCGACGTGCCAGCGGTGGGAATACTCGCGGCCCGGGACGTGGTCGGGATCGGGCTCGGTATGGATTCGGTCGCGGCGCAGCGCGATCACCCGAACCCGCGGAACCACCTTCGCCTCGCGCGCCCGCATCGCCGTGATCGGACCGGGCGCGACGTGCTGGGTGGCCGCGATCTTCTGGTTGGCGATCAGCCAGAAGAGCACCATGTAGCGAGCCGCGTACTGGTAATCCAGCAGCTCCGACTCGGTCATGTTCTCCGGCAACCTGCCATCGACTCCCTCTTGGCTCACCGGATTCCAAGCCGAGTGGAGGTAGGCGAGATTGAAGGGCGCGAAGTGGAGCAGCGATAGGCGCGGACCGGGGATCATCTTGGTTCCGAGCTGCGCCTGCAGCGGGTCGTCCTTGAATGGCTCGTTGAACAGAGCCACCGAGATCACCGGCATCTCCGGGTCGATCTCTTCGATCGGATCGTCGTCGGTCAACCCGGGGATCACCGAGCGCCTTCGTACTCCGCGAGGCGCCACGTCCTCTGCCGAGAACCCATCCCGCCGCTCGATGAACGCGCTGCGCCCGAAGCGCCGGGAGTCATCGGTGTACCAGAGGATCCCGCGGATCGGATAGTCCACCGTGTCGATATCGCGCGAGAAGATCGCGCTCGGCAGGAAGACGAAGCCGTTGGGCGCCGGCAGATCATGCAGCGTGAGCGATGGCGGGATGGTCCGCGCAGAGGAGCCGCGCGTCAGCCCTTCCACCAGCGCGTGCATGTCGGGAGTCACCGAGAACGTCTCCGCGCAGCGCAGCATGTGCAGCAGATAATCGGGGAACTCCGTCTGGCCGTTGAGCTGCATCAGCCGGAACGTCTCGCTCAGCAACCCGTCATACTGACTGAATCCTCGCGCGTAGAGCTTGCCCTGCGGCTTCTCGAACCACCGCGCGATCAGCGCGTGGTCGCGCAGCGCATCGCTCACGCGCGGATCGATCTTCGGTTGCTTGTGCCGCCGCGGCATCACCGACCCCGCTCGTCGGTGGCCCGCCCGATCTCGTTCGCGATCGCGCCGAGCTTCGCCGTGATCGCTTCGATCAGCCGGTCGAGCCGCGCGCTCTCCTCTGCAAAGTAGTTCGGGATCTCAACCTCTAGGTCCACGATGAACGCGCCGTTGGCTCCGGGCGTTCCGCGCGGCGGCTGAATCGATCCCTTGACCGTGGCTTTCATCGCCAGTCCATCGCGACCGCGAGCGCGACGTGCCACTCGGTTGCGTAGCTTCGGCGATACTCCGCGCGCAGCGGGCCCGATGCCGGAGGCTCCGGCCAGAGCGTCCGCATCCCGTCGTCGCACGCGACCTTCGCGATATGGTCGGCCGCGAGCCCGTTGTTATCGGCCTCGAAGTCGAATTGGTGGGTGGCTCCGAATCGATCCGTGAGCCTTGCCTCGAATTTCATCTCGTCGTTCTCCCCCGCGATGCTTCCTCTGAATCGCGGACGGCGTCGCGGATGCGCCGGCCATGATCGGTCTGCGGGCTCGCGCCGAACGCCCGGTAGTGGGCGATCGAGGCGTCCCGCCAGATCCGTCGAACGCAGCGGTTGCAGGTCACGTCGGCGAGAGCTTGCGTGCTCTCCCCGATCTTCCTGCCGCATCGATAACCGCGGTAGTGAACCCGGTTCATGCTCGGTGCTCGTGGTCGCCCGCGCGCAGCTGCTCCAGCAGCAGCGTGAAGAGCGCGCGCGTGGTGTCGTCGGAGGTGCCCGGGATCTGCTCGGCGAGCCCGACCATGATCCGGACCGCCGCGTTGCGGAGCGTGCGGAGATCGGTCCCGTCTACGTGCAGCGCCTCGTGGATCACGAAGGCGCTCGCCTCGACGCGGCCGATCAGCTCGCAGAGGCGGATCGCCTGCGCGTTGGTTAGTCGAACCTCGACCGCCATCAGTAGTCCTCCCCCTCGCAGTTGCGGCAGCCCGGGCAGCCGCTGCGGTAGCAATCCACCACCCGCTCGCTGCACCCGTTGCAGATCGCGCTTCGGTTGCCCTGCGGCATCAGCGCGCCGCAAGAGGCGCAAGGCCAGCGCTCGGTGCCATCGTCGAAGCGCACCGGGCAACCGCCGCTATCGCCGAGCGGCGCGGGCCCGTGCCCGCAGCATGGGTAGTCCTCGCATTGCCGGCTGATCACCTGCGCGCTCATCGGCCCGCCTCGATCTCAGCCTTGAGGCAGCGCCGGCACCACCGCTCGTCGGGCTCGCCCTCGGGGCAGGGAACGCGGTGGTCGTGGATGGTCCCTACGCTGTAGAGCCTCGCATCCCCGCGCGCTCTTCTGGCCGCGGCGCACGAGATTCGGTGCAGCGTGATCATCCGGTAGATCCCGAGGGATTCGGAGAGCCGCGTGCCGATCACGACGAAGCCATCTTCGCGGTCGATGTACGGGTTGGTCATCGCCCTTCCGTGCATTCGCCGTGCTCGTGGTACTCGCTCCCGCAGAAGTGGCAGGGTTCGTTCTCCTCGTCGTCGGGCTCTGCGACGTGATCCATCGAAACGCGCAGCAGGTTGTCGTAGTCGCCTGAAGTGGCGAGCCGCTGGTACTCGTCGATCACCTCCGGGGGGTTGCCGGCCTTCCGGAGCCCGCGCGCCACTCGGCCCATGATCGCCCAAGCGTTGCCGTCCTCTCCCGCGAGCCGAACCTTCGCCTTGATCACCTCGGTCGCCATCTCTAGTTCTCCTCTTCCGCTTCGGGGTTGTCGTGGTCATCTCGCAGCACCGCGATCCCGGTCGGGCTATCGCTCAGCCAACCGAACCGCGTCTCAATCCGGCGCCGCGCCAGATCGTGGAACAGCTCGTGCAGCGAATCGAGAACCCGCGAGCAGCGCATCATCAGCACGTACTCGCGCGCCTTCTCGGGCATCGGCAGTCGGCCGGGCTGGTACACCGACTCAACCGCGAAGGCGCCGAGCATCTTCTCCCGCAGATCATCGGGGAACTCCCGGTCGCCCGTCACGTAGGTGATCTCGCGAAACATCTGGTGCTCGATCGCCACCACGCTCGCGAGGAATTCCTCGTCGCTTGGCTCGTGGTCGCCGGCCTCGCGCACCGCGCGCGCCATCCCGTCGAAGTAGCTACTCATCTCGGTCCTCTCTCGCCGCATCGATCGCGGCATCAGTGGCCGCATCCCTCGCGGCGTCGATGTCTTCCTGCTCCAGCTCCCGCAGGGATTCGGGATCGTCGAAGTAGCGGCGCACCTCGGCATCGAGCAGCGCGCGAACCGTCGGGGTCAGCTCGACCTCGGTGGCGCGCTCGGGCGCCTGCGGATCCTCGGGGATCTGGCGCGCGCTTTCGATCTCGATGCGCTGCAGCTCGCCATCGCGAACCGCGAGCCGCACCTCAATCTCGTAGAAGGCCATGCCCTCGAAATCGATCTCTAGCTCTCTGAAGGCCATCGCGTCCCCTATCGCTTTTCCGATAGGGCATTATCGCCCAACCGATCGCCGGTTGCAAACCCTCTAACCGCGAGCTTCGCGCCCGGGGTGATCTCCAGAAAGCCCGCGTCCCAAAGCGCCGCGGCCATCTCTTCGTCGCCGATCTCCGCCAGCTCGCGCGGCTCGGCGCAGCGCTCAAGAACCGCGCGCATGCGCCGATGCCGCTCGCGCAGATCGCGAACGTGAGCGATCGCGCTTCCCATCTCCGAGCGGGTCATCACTCGTTGCCTTCCCGCTCATCCGCGAAGTATTCGCGGTTCGCGCGAGCAGACTCGGCAGCCACGGCCGCTTCGGCTTCCTGCTGCACGCGCACCTTCTCGTCGGTCAGCAGCTGCGCCAGCTCGTCGCCGATCTGATCGCCGCGCCAATGCGAGGTGAGGTCGCCGGGATCCACCACCCGGCAGCTCGCCGGATCCAGCCGCTCGCCATCGGCGCAGTACCCGATGGTCGCGAGCAGCTTCGTTCTGATCGGGCTCGGGAGATAGATCGTGCAGGCGTTGAAGCCTTCGCCGCAGATCCCGTTGCGCTGGTAGCTATGCTCCAGCAGCTGAACCCCGAGCCGATGCCGACCGCGGAGGCGTGCCATCACCGAGCCCTCGCATAGAAGTCGGTGGCCAGCTCGATCAGCCGGCGCCGGTTGCCGAGATCCAGATTGCACCAGAAGGCGAAGGGGTCGCGGTCCTGCCACTCGGCGCGATAGCCTTCGGTCGCTCCGGAGAACAAGCCGTCGATCGCGCGCCGCTTCTGGTTCCCGAGGAAGTGCAGCACCGAGGTGATCGACCCGGAGAGATCCGGCGCCGAATCGTCGGCGTGCTCAGCTGCGCCGCGCAGCTGCTCCTCCGCCTTCGGGTCGAGCCGGAATCCCTCGAAGCCGGGCACCGCCGCCTCGTCTTCCTGATCGTGGAGCGCGAGCACCAGCTGCACCGCCCGCTTCAGTTCATCGAATGTGGTCATCGTCCTACCCTTTCAGTTGGTGGTTGATTCGCTTCGCGCCAGAGCGCGCGGATCAGCTCGCGCCGGGGCCGCGTGAATTCTTCGAGCGTCGCGCGCTGGGTGCGCGTGCGCGCAAACTCGCGGATCGCATCCTCCATGCGCTCGGCGAATGGGAGCGCGTGCTTGAGCCGATCGACCTGCGCGCTCCAGCTCTGCAGGTTGCCGCACCATCCGCAGCCGGCCGTCAGCTCCTCGTGCTCGTGCCGCTTGCCGAACATCCCGACCGGGCGCTTGAGCCTCGCGAGGACTCGGCGCGCGCCTTCGAGTTCCTGCGCGATGCGCTCGACTCCATCGGCGCCGATGATCTCTAGGCGGACTCGCTCTTCGCGATGCTCGCGGTCGGCTCGCGCCTCCGCCTTCTCGCGCCCCTTCTCGCAGCGGCGGCAGATCTCCCCGTCAACCGTATCGAGATCCCATCCGGCTCTCGGGCGCAGGCCGCAGATCGTCGATGCTCCATCGTTGGCGGTCTGGTGCGACTTCGACCAGCGCCCGCTCACCGGCCATCCGATTTGTCGGATCATCTCGTGCCCCTTCAACCCAGCAGTCGCCGGATGCGCTCGGCCACTTCGCGCTGGCCTTGCTTCGGATCGCCGCCGAGCAGCTTCACCGCGTCGGTGTATTCCCAACCGAAGAGCCCGCCGATTCCGCGCGGATCCTCGCAGGCGAATTCCACGATCGGCAGCCCGTTCTTGTCGCGCGCGGCGAGCCCGGTGATCACCTTCTCGCCTTCGTGCGGAACCTCGATGCGATCGCCGACCCGGATCTTGCGGCCGGTGCGATCGAGCGCCCAGCGCCCGTGCTCATCGGTGCCGTGGCTCTGCTCTCGCGCGGCCATCAGCTGCAGTCCCTGCAGCGGTCGTACTCGTTGATTTCGCTAACCGCCTGCCGGCAATGCGAGCAGAGCGGGCCGGTGTCAACGATCGAGAAGCGCCAGCCCGGCTGGTTCCGCTTCCAAGTCGCGACGAATCGCTGCGCTCCGTTGCGCGTATCGCTGCGGCTGATCTCGCTCCAGCGATCCCCCGCATAGGGCGCGGGGCCGTGATTTACGTCGATGCGAAACCGCTTGTCCTTGAGAGCCATCTCGTTCTCCTCGTTGGTTGATTCGTGCCGAAAGAGCAGAGCGCGTCGCGCGCGCTCTCCGCTTTCGCCGCGATGGAGAGCGCCGGCCGAAGCCGGCGCCCTCCGGGCGCCTTCCCGCTAGCGGGTGAGAAGGTTGAGGGCGCGGGCCTTGAGCTTGTTCCCGTAGCCCGAGTCGTTGCTCGTGAAGGCCTTGAGCCGGCGCTGCTCGTCAGAGATGCCGCCGCGCTCCAGCTTGTGGTCGAGCCATTCCGTCACCGAGTTGTAGCCATCCCACCGGCTCGATCCGGAGTTGCCCTGCCCGTTCGAGAAGAGATCGACCAGCTCGTTGATCTCGCGCTCGCGCTTCGCGCGCTTGCGCTCGCTGCTCTCTTCGTCGAGCAGGCCCTTGATTCCGTCCAGCAGCTCGTTGGCGAAAGCCTCGAAGCCCTTGGGCGTCATCTTCTTCTCTGCGAGCTTCTGGAAAGTGGCCGTCTCCGCCTTCGCCTGCTCGCGCAGCTCGAAGATCGTGGAGGCCGCTTCGGCGATGCGCTCGCCCGCGTTCCGCGTATGCCGAACCTTGATCCCGGCGATCATCTCGCGCGAGGTCATCCCGTTGAAGCATGCGAGGCGGAGCGAGGAGAGGGAAGCCTCAACCCCGCCCGATCCGTCATGCGCCGTCGAGAAGGTCGCGAAGTGGCAGATCACGTCGGGCGCATCCGAGTCGAGCCGCTGCACCGCGTCGGCGCCGATGAACCCGCTCATGCGGATCCGCGCGCCATCCACCAGCACCGAGGCCGGCTCGAAGTCGCCCTGCGAGATCAGAACGTCCGCCGCCGCGAAAGCCTCGCGGGTCTGGACGATCTCGTAGGTGCCGGTGACGCAGCGCTTGGAAAGCGGCGTCATCGTATCCTCGCGCAGCATCGCGAAGGCGCCGGGAACCTCGACCGCATCATCCTCGGAGATCACCGCCATGATCGGGCGCTTGATCACCTCGAAGTTCGCGTCGGCCTTGACCAGCGCTTCCTCGACCGAGGCGCAGCCCTTCACGTCCGTTCCCGGGAAGGCCTGCGAGCTTTGCATGAACCGCGAGCGGTCCTTCTCGATGCCCTCGCGGATCTGATCGTCGGTCAGATGCGCGAGCCAGCTGCTCTCTACTGAGTTGATTCCGTTTCCGTTGGCCATTTCGTTCTCCTGTTGAGGGTTGATCTATCGGATATCCGATAAAGGGACTATCGGCTAACCAGTGAGAAAGGGCAAGCGAATCCTCGGAAATCCGATAGATTTCTCCAACCTGCGGCGACGCCGTTTCGGCCCCGATTCCGGGCAGTTGGCGGCGAACCTTCCGGAATGCTCAGCAACTAGGCAGAGATTTCTACGCCCGTTGGTGGTCTTTCAGATCGGCGCCCTCGCGAGCGCTGCGCGGCAGGGAGCGCGGCCGGCAGCTGGTGCCCGAGTAGGCAGGTAGGACGGCCCCGAGGATGGCCCCTACCGAGCGTTCGCCTCGGCCTTCGCATCTCCACATGGGCCCCGAGAGAACGCCCGGTGGTCGCGAAAACGCCCTCGGGCGAGCCTCTGCGGCGGTCCCGCTGGTCAGCGCGCCCGGCGCGGCGGTCCGCTCCTCGGCGCCCTCGATCCGGGCGCGCGCTCGCCCCCGGTTGCCCTTGCCGGGCCCGCAACCGCGCTCGGCTCTTCGGCCTGCGCGAGCGCGCGGCGGTCAGCTGCTCCGTGGCGATCGGGCAGCCGATTGAGCTATCATCCGCGCATGACGTTGAACCGTTGGCTCCGCAGGCAGAAGATCAGTCAGTACGAAGCGGCGCGGCGACTCAAGATCCCGCAAAGCTCGATCAACCGGATCACGAACGACGGCCTTCCGCCGACGCTCCGCAATGCTGCGAAGATCGTGCGCGCGACCAATGGCGAAGTCGGCTACGAGGATCTGCTCGGGCCCTCCGTCACGCGAACGATCTGGCGCTACAACGGGAAGCTCGCTGCCGCCTAGCGCGCGGTGAAGCACTGGATTCTTTCGGACGAGATCCCGCCGCAGGAGATCGAAGTCGATCTCTTCACTTGGGCCGAGTGGTTCGAGCGCCATCGCGACCGGGTGATCCGGCAGACGCAGATCCGCCGCGGCGAAGTCGAGGGCCCGTGGGTTTCGACGGTCTTCCTCGGGCTGGATCACAACTTCGGTTGGGCCGGTCCGCCGCTCTTGTATGAGACGATGGTCTTCGCCAACGCGCGCGAATGGCGCGAGCCGACCGAGTGGATGCCCGATGGCCACTGGACGCTAGGCGACGATCTGGACTGCGAGCGGCATTCGACGTGGGCCGAAGCCATGACCGGGCACGAAGCGATGGTCGAACGGTGGGGCGCGAAGTGGTGGAAAGAGCACGGGGATCAGGCGTGACCGATTGGATCGTCACGCGGCAGGAAGATCTCTCGTTCGAGTGCCGGCGCTGCGGCGCGCGCGATGCGCTGCAGCTGCCCGCATCGATCGCGGTCTGGGTCGCCGCGGCGCGCGCGTTCGAGAAGCTGCACCGCGCCTGCAAGCCGAAAGCGGATCAGCGCGGGGGGTGACCGGGCTGGCGCGATCCGCCCGGCGAGCGTTTGGGATTCAAGGGTGCTCGCCGGGCGGAGGAGCCTCGCGCGTCGCCACGCAAACTCCGTGGGGGGTGAGATCCGGAACGCTAACCTGCGCGAGCTGAGCGCGCAACGCTATGCTCTCGGCGTGAGCCCGACGGGTAGCGAGGTCGCAGGCCCGCCGCGGTGGATGCCCACGCGCCTCGCGCTTACTGCCCCGGTCGCCAACGGGTCGCACCCTGCGGTGGCCGGGGCTCTTCGTGCTCGACCAACCTGAGCGGAGCTGATAGCCTCGCGCGCGTGATCATCGGTTCGCCTGATGCGGTGCTCTGGCGCTACCTAGAGCTGAAAGAAAAGCTCGGGGCGCCCGCTGGCCGCAATGCGATCGCCGAGCGCGGGTTGGTCTTCGGCGACCGCTGCGCGAGCTGCGCGGGCACGGTGTTCCACGAGGAACACTCCGAGCGGACCAAGGCCATCCGCTACGTCTGCTCGGGCTGCGAGGCATCGTGGCCGGTGGACGTGGCCTTCCTGCTCCGCAACGAATTCCAGTCCAGCCGGCACGGCGACATCGGCGGCGATCTCCGCGCGCTGATGGCGGACTACGGGGCGATCCTCTCGAAGCTGCAGCTGCGCGAGAAGCGGATCTACCTGTTGCTTTATCTCTACGAGAACGTCGGTTGCTACGAGTCGGTCGCGAAAGAGGCGACGAAGCGCTGGCCGCGCTCGATCCCGCCGTGGGGGGGTCGCGGTCCGCGCCCGGGCGGCTGGACCGAATGGGGCGTCCGCAGGGTCGTGACGGATGCGCGCCGCGCGATCAACGACGAGCTGCAGGCGCGCGGAATGAAAGGGGCACCGGCATGAGCTGGGCGAGGGTGATCGGTCCCGAGCCGCCCGACGAGGCGGCGATGAACCATTGGGAAAAGCAAGGCTGGTCGCAGATCTCCGTGCTCGGGCCGTGCCCGACGATCGATCGCAAGACCGGCAAGCCGGGCGGCGCCGTCTTCGTGGTCTACCTGCATCGCTCGATCGTGGCGGTGGGCGAGGTGAAAAGACCCGGGTGGCCGGTGCGCGCGCGCGAGAAACAGCCCGTGACCGATAGCGGCGAGGGGCGAGGCGACGGGGAAGGCGGGGCGCTCAACTGAGATGCCGGAGGCCGATGTGCCACGTGGAACACTCCGAGCCCGGTGCATCGGCTGCCGCGCGGATCATCCGCCGTGGCGCTTCACCCCGAGGCACCGCATGGCCAGCTTCAGCCGCGCGGTCACCAGCGGCGAGGTCGAGGCCTTCGCCGATGGGGCCGATTCGCTGGAGCACTTCGAGGTCGCCGTGGGGATCGTCTCCGAGTCGGGCCGCTACGTGACCGAGAACCGGAGGCGGCTGCAGATCCTCGTGATCTGCGGGCTCTGCGGGCGCACGTGGTGGACCGTGCAGCGCGGGATCGTCTCCGGCTGGTTCGAGCACTTCGAGATGCGCCCGCCGCAGGCGCTGGCGGATCTGTATGCGGCCTAGCTCGACGCTCACGCTGCAGCAGGCGGCGGGCCGCATCGGCGTGCACGAGCAGACCCTGCGGAAGTACATCAGAGCCGGGTTGCTGCGCGCCTTCAAGACGCCGTCCGTCTCGAAGTTCGGCGGGCGCTTCCGCATCGCAGAGGCGGACCTAGAGAAGTTCCGCGCGCGCCACATGACTACCACCGCGCCGATCGCCGCGCCTTCCATCGAGAGCGAGCAGACCGTCGCCGCACGTCCCGGCTGCACGCAGAAGATCTCTCAGGGTCACGAGCGGCGAGAAAACCTGTTCTAACCTGAGCGGGGCTGATGGGAGCTGAGCGTTGACCGCGAGATTACCTGAGTGGTGCTGCGACGCAGAACTTGACGTCTCTCAGCCGACGTGGTTCGATCTGCAACCATCGGATCGCTGCCCCGGTTGGGGGGTTTGTTGCACTCGCCCTATGGGGCCGCTTCAGGAGTGCAGATAAACCCGCGATGGCTGCTCGAAAGAAAGCACGCACGGCGACCGGCACCGCTCTCGCGACCACCCGTGCGCGCCGAAAGAAAACGGGCAAGCGCGGCCGACCCAAGGTCGAGATCGATCGCGACGCGGTGCGCCCGCTGATCGCGATGGGCTGCAACAACGAGCAGATCGCCGACTGCCTCGGGATCGCTCGGCGCACGCTGCAGACCCGACTCGCAGAGGACCGCAAGCTCCACGATGCGTTCCGCCAGATGCGAGGCGATCGCAAGCGCATGGTGAACGGGTGGGCGACCCGCGCGGCCTCGCAAGGCAACGCGCGAATCATCATCCACCTGTTGGAGCAGGAGTGCGGGCATCGTCGAGTCAAGGCCGTCGAGCTGAGCGGACCTGATGGCGGACCCATCGAGATCAACCAAGAGCTGCGCCCGCTCCTCGAAGATAAGCTCTCCGCGTACATCAGGAGCAAGGCCAACGGAGACGGCTGATGGCTGACAGTTTCATCCGGCTTCCGGCCGACGGATCAGGGAAAGAGCTAGACACCGAAGAGCTTGCAAGCCTTCGCCATCGCGAGCGCATGCAGATCGCGGGTGCGCTGCTCGCAGAGATCGCGCGCGTCATCAACACCGATCCGGCCGCAGCTGACTACGGGCTGGTCGTTCGGCAGTCGGCGCTCGATGCCCCGGTCGTGTTCGCCGCTTCGGTGGCGACCGTCGTGCCCGGTGGCACCGGCTCGGTCGATAGCGCGCAGATCAACGCCGGCCTCACCGGAAAGCTGATGCTCGCGATCGCCGTCTCGTCTCGGCCGTTCAAGGTCGAGCTGCAGACCGTGCTCAACGGCGTCGCAACCACGCGCGATACGCGGTTCGGCTGGCATGGCGAGGTGAAGTGGATCATGCCGCACAAGGACTTCGTGACCCAAGCTCAGGACGCGGGCGCCGGCTTCGATGGCTTCCGCATGCTCTTCACCGCGCTCGACACCGGAACCGTCGGCGCGGATATGTACGGCACGTTCTACTACGACGAGGTCGCCTGATCGTGCCCTCTGGTGTAAATCCGAAGCTCGCGGTTCAGAAGGTCCGCGCGAACATCGCGCAGCTCAAGGCCACGCAGGAGCGCCAGCGCTACGAGCTGCTGGAGATGGAAGACCGCAGGCTCAAGACCGAGGAGAACATCGAGGCGACGGACAAGGCGATCGAGGCTCAAGAACAAACGCTGCGCGATCTCGAAGAGGCGCACGGCTCAACCCAGTAACGGGAGGCTCACCTCATGGCCGACGAGCGAATCCGCCAGCCAGTCAAGATCACCGATCCGCTGACCGATGCGAACGAGGCGGGGGTCGATGCGAATGGCGATCTGCAAATCGTCGTTCCGAATAGCGTCACCCCCGGCACCGCCGCGGCGAATCTCGGCAAGGCACAGGATGACGTAGCCGGCGCAACCGATACCGGCGTCGCCGTCCTCTTCGAGCGCGACGATGCGCCAGCCGCGCTCACCCCTGCCGATGGCGACTACGTCCTCGGCCGCGTCGATGCGAATGGCCGGATCCACGTCACCGATCCGAACGCCGGAGCGGGCACGCCCACGACCCCGGTCGTGGATACGCCAGCCCTCGCGGCGATCGCGGCCGGTGCCTCATCGCTCGCGACGGAGCTTCGGACGACCGACCTCGGCGGCACCACGTCGCAGCTCGCGGGGTTGGACGTATCGGGGTCGGCCCCGTACCGCGTCGATCTCGAAGAGGTGGTCAACGACGTGGCGACGCGGCGCGTGACCCTCTTCGGCAAGGCCGGCGATCCGCTCCAGTGGCGACCGCCGAACAAGGGCTATTTCAACATCACGTTCGCGGCCAACGCGGGCTTCGATGGCTGGCGCGCGACGGTGACCAACCTCGACAACTCGCAGACCACCGACTTCTTCGCCACGTTCTATCGCGAGGACTAAGCCGCTAAGCTGGGGTAGCGATGGCTGATCTACAAGGCGGCTCGCAGCAGAGCCAAGGCGCCACGCCGCACGACTCCGCCGACGCGGGAGCTAACCCGGTCAAGGGCGGCGGAGTCGCAACGGCGGCGGTGGCCACTTCCGTCGATGAGGGCGACATCGTCCATGCGTCCTACGATCTCGAAGGGCGAGCCCGCATCCGCATCGCGGCCTCGGACGTTACGATCGACGTGGAGGGGCCGACCCCATCGGGGACCGCCGATGCTGGTGGGAAGCCGGTCAAAGGCGGAGGCGTCGCAGAAGACGTCGGCGCCGCGCCTCCGAGCGTGGACGACGGCGACATAGTCCAAGCGATCTTCACGCGGCACGGCGTCCAGTTCGTCCTCGGCGGCGACCCGAACGTCCAGACCGAGCGCTTCAACTTCACGACGGCGCAGGTCAACACGGCGCTCATCACCGTGGGCGCGGGCGTCCGAATCGTGGTCACGCGCGCCTCGCTTCTCGTCGGTGCCAATGCGACCGACACGGCGATCTTTGCCCGCATCGGCTTCGGCGCGGTGACCACGCCCACCGGCCTCGGCGTCGTGGCCGAGCACCCGGGGGCACCTCCGGGCGGAGGCGTGATCGAAGGCAACGGCTCGGGCATCATCGGGATCGGCGCGGCTGGCGAAGATCTGCGTCTGAACTCGGACGCGGTCACGGTCGGCTCGCTCTCGGTCCTCGTGAGCTGGTTCGAGATCGCCGGATAGGATGCCGACGCAAGACGAATACTGGACCGGCCGATGGGATCGCGGGCTCGACTCGTGGACGCCCGAGATGGTCGGGCGACCCGGGCACGTCGCGTGGATGGGCGAGCAGTTCCGGCGCTTCGGCTTCGCAGCGATCGCGGACGGCCAGTCGGTTCTCGACGTAGGCTGCGCTGCCGGAAACAACCTGTTCATCCTCGATCGGCAGCGGACCATCAGCTACCGAGGGATCGATACGCACCCGCGGCCGATCTCCCTCGGCACGGCCAAGGCGACCGCGCGGAGCCTTGCGAGCACGTTCTCGTTCGTGCAGACCCGCGTGATCACCGCGGCCGATTGGATCATCTGCACGTGGGTGCTGATGGAGATGGCGCAGCCGGCAGCCGCGCAGCTCCTGCTCGACATGGCAGCCAACGCCGCGGTCGGGGTCATTCTCAACTACGACCAAGCGCCCACGCTGCGCGAGGATGCGGCCTCGGACACGAATCAGGATCACGGCGGCTGGCTCGTGCTTCCCTCGCCGTTCATCGCGAACCGCATGGCTCCGCTCGCGCTTGACGCTGCAGCCGATCGCCGCATCGTCCAGCCGCGCCTCGGGGGCGTCGCGACCTTCCGCGAGATCTGGCGGGTCTGATGGCGCTCACCTCGTTCCGCTTCCCGGCTTCAGAGGGTCAGATCGCTTCGGAGTGGACGAATCCGACGAACGTCTTTGCCTCCGATGGCAACGATGCGACCACGCGCGAGAACGCGGGCGAGGCGCTGCAGGACTACCACAACTTCGGATTCTCGGCGGAGATCCCCGCGGGCTCGACGATCAACTCGATCGTGGTCCGGGTCGAGGGCGCGCTGCCCCACCCGGGCGACGAGATCGACGAGCTGACCGATCTGGTGAAGGCCGGGTCCATCGTCGGGACGCAGAAGACGATCGGCACGTTCGGCTCCGGCGCAGATCAGACCATCGACTCCTCGCCGGCCGATCTGTGGGGCACCACGTGGACGGCGGCGGAGGTCAACGCTTCGACGTTCGGCGTGCACTTCCAGACCGTGAAGATCACGGGCGGCGGCGGCGCAACGCTCAACTGCGACGCGGTGCAGATCCAGATTGATTTCACCGCGCCGGTTGTCGCCGTCGTGCAGGATCCGGTCATAGGCGGAGGCGGCATCGTGCCGTTCCCGAGGTAGGGCATGCCTGCTGCTGCGATCAAACACAACTGGCTGGCTGGCGCCTTCCCGCCCGAAATCGAGAAGCTGCTGACGGCGCTGAGCGCCATCCGCCCGCTGTTCTCGACCGCCAGCGCGGTGCTTCGGCCCGCCATGCTCGCGACCCCGAGGCTGCGGGATCGGCTGGCCACTTCGTCAGTTCTGCGGCCTCTCTTCGTGGCCTCGGCGCGGATCCGCGATGCGATCGCCGCGACCATCGCTCGAATCCGCCACGACCCACCGGGAGATTGATCGATGGCGCTGACCGCAACGGACGTAGATTGCCCGTCGATCCTCTCGGCGAGCACCAACGTCATCGAAATCATCAACCTCCGCGACGTGCTGCTGGGCGAGCCGGGCACGGTGATCACCGCGGCGACCGTGAGCGCGCAGATCTTCGAGGAAGATGGCGTGACCCTGATCGCCGGCATCCCCGATCCGATCACGCTCTCGGCGGACGGAGGCGGCAACCCGGAAGGCAACTACCGCGGCCTCGTGCCAGCGGGAGCAGCGGTCAGCGTGGGCGATCGATTCCGCGCGGTGATCACGGCGCTCGATGCGGGGAATACGCTGACCGTCACGATCGATGGGATCGTGGTCGAGTAGCGGAGGCCGATGGCTCTAACGGAATCGCTGAGGCAGCTCCCTCTCGAAAGCGTCGCCGATTTCTGCGCGGACCTTTCGCCGCCCGAGCTGAGCCTGCTGCTGCACGACCTCTACGATTGGGAAGGCGAATTCGCCCGAGAGACGCAGCTCGTTCCGCCCGGGAGCTGGTCAACGTGGGTGATCAACGCCGGGCGAGGCTTCGGCAAGACGCGGACCGGCGCGGAGAACGTGCGGCGCTGGGCGGAAGAGAACCCCGGGTGCCGCATCGCGATCGTGGCGCGGACCTCTTCGGATGTTCGCGATGTCATGGTCGAGGGCGAGAGCGGGATCTTGGAGATCTGCCCGCCGTGGAACCGCCCGCATTACGAACCCTCGAAGCGCCGCATCACGTGGCCACCCGATGATCGCGGGCGGCGCTCGATCGCAACGACCTTCTCGGCCGACGAGCCCGATCTGCTGCGCGGCCCGCAGTTCCACTTTGCGTGGGCGGACGAGCTGGCCAGCTGGCGGTTCCTGAAAGAGTCGTGGGATAACCTGCAGCTCGGGCTTCGGCTCGGCGATGATCCGCGCGGGATCGTCACCACCACGCCGAAGCCGATCAAGCTGCTGCGGGATCTGATGGCCGACCCGACCACCGTGGTCACGGGCGGATCGACCTACGACAATCGCGCCAACCTCGCGCCTTCGTTCTTCGACAACATCACCCGGCTCTACGAGGGCACCTCGGTCGGCCGGCAGGAGCTTTACGCGCAGCTGCTCGATCAGGCGGAGGGCTCGCTCTGGCAGCGCACCGATATTGACGCGAACCGGGTGGAGGCCTCGCCGGATCTGCAGCGGGTGGTGGTCGCCATCGATCCCGCCGTCTCGGCCAACGAGCAGAGCGACGAGACGGGCATCGTGGTCGCTGGCTCCATCGAGGTCGCGAACGGCCGAAGATCGCAGCAGCACTTTTACGTGCTCGATGATGGCTCAGGGCGCTACCGTCCCTCGGCATGGGGAACCCGCGCGCTGCAGCTTCACGAGAAATGGATCAGCGACCGGATCATCGGCGAGGTGAACAACGGCGGCGATATGGTCGAGGAGACGCTGCGAACCCTCGATCCGGACGTGCCCTACAAAGCGGTGCACGCATCGCGCGGGAAGCAAGCGCGGGCCGAGCCGGTGGCCGCTCTCTACGAGCAAGGCCGCGTGCACCACGTCGGGATCTTCGACGATCTCGAAGACCAGCTCTGCAACTGGGTGCCGCTCTCGAATCAGCGGAGCCCCGACCGGCTCGATGCGCTCGTGTGGGCCATCAGCGAACTAACCCGCTCAACGGCCGGAGAGATCGACTCAATCGGTCCAGCGGCGCGAAGCGACCGCAAGTCGCCGTGGCGAGGGATGTAACCCGTGGCTGACGAACCTCTGATCAAGCTCGTCGAGGACGACCGCGATCCGATGGAAGAGCTGGGCGTCACCGGGCTGGAGCAGTCCGGGGGTCGCATCCACGAGGAGTTCCTGCCGCAGCTTCACGGCCGGCGCTCGATTCAAGTTTTCAAAGAGATGCGCGACAACGACCCGACGGTCGGCGCCATGCTCTTCGCGATCGAGATGCTGATTCGTCAAGTCGAGTGGCGGGTCGAGCCTGCCAGCGAGGAAGAGAGCGACGCCGAGGTCGCGGAATTCGTTGACTCATGCTTCGAGGATATGTCCGAGACGTGGGACGATACCCTCTCGGAAATCCTCTCGATGCTGCCGTTCGGATTCAGCGTGCTCGAAGAGGTCTACAAGGTTCGCGCAGGCGATCAGGGCCCGAGCAGTCAGCAGCGCTCCAAGTTCGACGATGGCCGGATCGGCTGGGCGAAGCTCCCGATTCGCGCGCAGGAGACGATCGAGCGCTGGGTCTTCGATCCCGATACCAATGAGCTATGCGGCCTCGTGCAGATCGCCCGTCCGGACTTCCGGACCCGGGAGATTCCGCTCGACCGCTTCCTGCTCTTCCGACCGCAGGCGCACAAGCAAAACCCCGAGGGCCGGTCCGCTCTTCGCAACGCTTACCGCCCGTGGTTTTTCAAGAAGCGCATCGAAGAGATCGAGGGCATCGGGATCGAGCGCGATCTGGCCGGCATGCCGACCGCGCTGGTGCCGCCGAAGCTGCTGAGCGTCAACGCATCCGCGAGCGACAAGGCGCTGCTGGCGGAGATCAACAAGGTGCTCCGCAACGTGCGCCGCGACGAGAAAGAGGGACTGATCTTCCCGCTCGCGCGCGACGAGAACGGCAACCTGACCTACGAGTTCAAGCTGATGACGACGGGTGGCCGGCGCCAGTTCAACACCAGCGAGATCATCAACCGCTACGACCGGCGAATCGCGCAGACCATGCTCGCCGACTTTATCCTGCTCGGGCAGGAAGGGCGCACGGGTTCGTTCGCGCTGGCCGAGTCGAAGACGCAGCTGTTCGCGGTCGCGATCGGCGCGTGGCTCGATTCGATCGCCGAGATCTTCAACCGCTTCGCGATCCCGCGGCTGCTGGAGCTAAACGCCTTCGCGTTCACCGAGGTTCCCAAGCTCGTGCACGGCGACATCGAGAGCATCGACATCGACAAGCTCGGCGATTTCGTGGTGAAGCTGGCAACCGCTGGGGTCTTCCTCGGCGATGAGGCCACGGTCCGCCATCTCCGGTTGCAGGCCGGGCTACCCGAACCCGATCTCGAAGCCGAGACTTTCGGCAACGTCGAAGGCGGCGGCGAGAGGCGCGGCGAACCAGAGCCCGAGCCCGAGCCAGACCCCGAGAATCCGGGGCGGAATCTTCCCGATGGCGAAGAGGGCTGACCCAGCGCATCAGGGCGGAACGCCCACGCGGCACCCGCAACCGAATCAGCCGCGCGGTCGGTCGAGCCAGAAGTACGGCCGGCTCCAAGATCACCGGCTCGCGGGCTATCTCGCGCCTTCGATCTGCAACGCAGGGTGCGGCGGCGCGCGAACCACGCATCTCGTGCTCCGGCACCAGCTGGAGTGCAAGCGGTGCCTCACCGTGCGGCGACGGAGGCCTGATGATCCTGCTCCGGCCTAGAGCGCTCTTCCGGACGCAGAAGCGCACGCGCGGGCTCGGCCTGCCAGTCCTGAAAGCCTCGCGCTCTGAGCGCAACTCGAACATCGAGGCGCGCTCTCGGCTCGTCGGGCTCAACCAGAGCATTCTCGAAGCCGTGTTCGCGGGTGGCCGGCTGGACGTGGATTCCGAGCTGAGCGCGCAGCGCATCGCCGGGCGCCCGCTCTCGCTGCCGGTCAACTCGATCGAGCTGATGGAAGGCGCGACCGGCGACGTGCTCGAACGAGCCATGCTCGACGCGGTCGATGCGGGCGGCGATATCGGGCTGCGGCATACCGGGGTGGAGGGAATCTCCCTCGACGGCGGGCTGGTCACGCAGCGAGCCCGCGAGTGGGTCAGATCGAGCGGAGGCGAGCGGATCACCTCGATCAACCGGGGGAACCGGGAGGCGATCTCAGACTCCGTAGCTCGCGCTCTCTCGGCCGGGGGTAGCCCGATGCGGGCACAGAATCGAATCTCTCGGCAGATCGGCCTCACGGGGCAGCAGGCGCGCTCGCTGGAGAACTTCGAGGCCGGGCTGCTGCGGCAACGCATCCCCTCGCCCGAGGCGGACACGCAGTTCGTTCGCGAGACGATCTCGCAGGACGTGGAGCGGGCCCGCGAGCGGATGATCCGCGAACGATCGCGCCGGATCCTCGACACCGAGATGCAGACCGCGATTCAGGAAGGCGAGCGCCAGTTCTACGAAGAGGCCGCGGCCGAAGGGCAGGTTGAGCTTGAGCTGCTGGAAAAGCGGTGGTTCACCGTCCGCGATGACCGGGTCTGCCAGATCTGCGAGCCGCTGCACGGCCGGGTGGTGGGCTTCCGCGACGATTTCTCCTCGCTCGGATTCAACGGGCCTGCACCTCCCGCGCATCCGTCGTGCCGGTGCTTCCTCGAATACAAGCCGGGCGGCGACTTCAGCGATGACGAATCGCCGGCCGCGCCGAGCAGGGGAGCGGCGGAGGCCATCGGCATCGGCGTCGGCGTAGCCGGAGCGGTGACTGGCGCCGCGCTCGCGCTCGGGTTCTTCGGGCAGCAACCGCAGCTGCGACCGCTGGCGCGCGCTCGGCCGCGCGTGGGCAGGGCTCCGCTCCGAATCAATCTCCTGCCGGGTTCCACGGCGATCGCAGCGAGGCGCTTCGGTGGTCATTGAACGCGGACCTAACGCCAGAGGGATCAGATGCCCAACCAATTTCTGACCGACGAGCGCGGCGACACGCGGACTGGCGACGTAACCCATTCGACCGCCACCGTGGCCGTCACGTCCACGCTGATCGCGGCTGCGAACGCCAACCGGCGCTACCTGCTCTTGCAGAACGTCAGCGCGCAGGCCGTATTTCTCCGCTTCGACGAAGGCGCGGCCGTGCTCAACCAAGGTTTCTCACTCGCGGCCGGCGCCAGCTTCGAGTGGCCGCGCGATGCGAACAACGCCCTGTATCGCGGCGTGGTGAATGGCATCGTGGCCGCGACCACGTCGGCGGTCCTCGTCTCGGAGGCGTGATTGACTTCTGATCGCTGGTCGCTGGAGGCCATCTGCCGCGATTGCCGGCTCCGGGTCCGCTGGATCGTGGAGCACCACGAGTTCGTCCTCGTCGATGAGGGCACGGGAGATCCCCACCGATGCGAAAGATCTTCGACTCGATCTCCGAGCTACCCGATTCGGTCCGCGATCGACTCACCACCGCGCAGCAGCGCCAGTGGCTTCGCGTCTGGAACAGCGTCTTCGAGCGCGAGCGCGAGGGCGGAGCGAGCGTAGAGGATGCCGAGGGCGCCGCATTCACGCAGGCGAACGGCGTCGTGAAAGGCCGGTCGCGGCTCGACTTCGACAAGCGCGTCGAGATCGAGAAGGCCGACGAAGAGCAGCAGATGGTGTGGGGATGGGCCTACCTCACGACCGACGAGAACGGCCGGCAGGTAGTCGATCACGGCGGCGACGTGGTGAGCATCGACGAGATTCAGAAAGCCGCCGAGGAGTTCATGCTCGAAAGCCGGGTCGGCGGCGTCATGCACGAGGACCAAGCGGGGTTCGTCTCGCAGTCCATCGTGATCACCGACGATCTCGCGCGAGAGCTGGGCTTCACCACGCGGAAGCGCGGGTGGCTGATCGGATTCAAGGTGACGGACCCCGAAGTTTGGGAAGGCGTGAAGTCGGGCCGCTTCCGAGCCTTCTCGATCGGCGGAACAGCCAACCCCGAGGAGATTCACGGTGCCGCAGCCTAAACAGCGCCTCCGGAATCTCAAGGTGCGCGAGGTTTCGCTCGTCGATGACGGCGACAATCCCGGCGCGCGCGTCGTCCTGTTCAAGCTCCGCAACTCCAACGGGAAGGGCGGCTACGACGCCAAGCGCCGATCGCGAACGAATCAGCCGGGCATGCCGGGCTACGACCCGAGCAAGCGCCGCGTCGGCAAGCAACCGACCGTGGCCAGCGTGCACGTCGATGGAACCGGCGACGATGACGAGCGCCAGCGAAGAGGCGAGCGCGCGCGCCAACGGAGGCTGCGCCGGCACAAGGTGACGAAGGCCACGGCGACCACCTCTTCGGATGGCGCCGATCCGCATACGCACGAGCTGGAGTTTCCCGACGGGCCGATCGAGGCCGGGCGGTTCATCACCAGCGAGGTGCAGGATCACACGCACGAGGTCGAGCTACCAGATCTCGACCCGGGCGATAGCTTCACCCTCACGACCAGCCTCTCGGACGTTCCCTCGCCGCATACGCACGAGGTCACGGCCACGGCGGTCGAGAGCGTGATCAACCGACGTGGAGGGTCAACGATGAAGTGGCTCGACCGATTCGCGGACACGATTCGCGATTGGGCCGGAAAGGAACCGGACGAGGAGCTGGAGAAGCGGCTGTTCGAGGACATCAGAGACGAGCGCATGACCGAGCAGGTTGCCGAGGCTCTGATGAACCGGGTCGGGGATCTGGCGCAGAGCGTGCGCGAGATCATGTTCGGCCCCGAGTCGATGGACGACGGGTTCGAGCCGCAGCAGGCCATCGCCGAAACGCTCAAGCAATTCGCGAGTGCGATGGACGATGAGCTTACCGGGATCTTCGCCGGCCAGATCGCCAAGCGGTTCGATCAGAGCGACGACGGTGCTCCGACCGACGCGCAGATTGCCGAGATCTTGACCGATCTCTTCACCACGACGGGGGAACCGGCCCCCGGCGCAACCCACAAGGAGGGTCACATGGACCTCTCGAAGCTCAGCAAGGAAGACCGCGCAGAGGTCGAGGCGGCGCTGGAAAAGGCCGGCACCGCGGACGATCTCACCACGAAGCTCGCTGCGTCCGAAGCGGAGGTCGCGAAGCTGAAGGATCCCGAGGAAGGCGACCCCGATCCGCTGGAGTCGCTGCCGGAGGACGTTCGCAAGGTGGTCGATCCGCTCCTGAAGCACGCAACCGACGAAGCCACGAAGGCGACCGAGGAGAACGCGGGGCTTCGCAAGCGGCTCGACAAGATCGAGGCCGACAACGAGCGCGCGACGTTCGCCAAGGCCATCGGAGATCTCACCGGCCTGCCGCAGAAGCGCGACGAGATCGTGGATCTGCTCTGGACGATGACCGATGCGGACGCGCGGGCGACGATGCAGAAGAACCTCGAAGCTGCGGCAGCCGCCGCGCGCCGAGGCAACGTGTTCGGCGAGATCGGGTCGGGCATGGGTGCCGACTCGGGCACCGCCTACGCGAAGATCGAGGCGGCAGCCGAAGAGATCCGGAAGGTCAACCCCAAGCTGACGGAAGCGGCGGCGCGGGCGCAGGCCATGAACGAGAACCCGGATCTCTACGACGCCTACCTCGAAGAGTCGGCACCGCCGCTCAACTAGGCGGCGCGTCTCCACCTCAACCCATCATCGAAAGGGAGGTCAGAAATGGCTTTCGAGATTCCCGGTTTCAGTTTCTCTCTGGAGGCGGCGGCGGACCTGAGTGTGACGGGTCAGTTCCTCGCCCTCGTCGCAGACGGCAGCGGCAACGCCGCGCTTGCGGGAGCTGCCGCCACGATCATCGGCGTCCTGCAGAACGACCCGGTCCTCGGGCAAGCGGCGGCGATTATGAACAAGGGCGTGACCAAGATGGAAGCGGGCGCCGCGATCGCGGCAGGTGCCGGCATCGAGACGAACGCCTCGGCGCAGGCAATCACGCTCGTCGTCGGCGATCGCGTCGGGACGGCACTTCAGGCCGCAAGCGGTGCGGGGGAGATCATCTCCGTTCTGCTCGCTTAGTCGCTGGCTAGCGGCACAACCTCAACTTCACAGGAGGAGTCACCATGACTCAGCGGAGTGTTCGCTTCGCGAAGGCGCAGCCGACCGTCAGCGACGTTCATATCAATCGTCCGCTGACCGACATCTCGGTCGCGTTCATGCAGGACGCCGCGGACTTCGTGGCCGATCGCGTGTTCCCGACGGTGCCGGTTGCAAAGCAGTCGGATCTCTACTTCGTCTACGCTCGCGAAGACTGGTATCGGTCGATGGCGGAACGCCGGGCACCGGGGACCGAGAGCGCGGGCAGCGGGTGGAATCTGGCAACTCAGTCGTACTTCGCGCACAAGTACGCGATCCACAAGGACGTCTCGGATGACATCCGAGCCAACGCCGACGCTGCCATTCGCATCGATCAGGATGCCACGCAGTTCGTCACGCAGCAGTGCATGCTCATTCGGGAGATCACGTGGCGCGACAACTACTTCGTGACCGGAGTTTGGACGAACGAGTCCACGCCGGCCGTGTTGTGGTCGGCTGGCGGCTCGACGCCGATCGAGGACATCCGCGCGGAGATCATCAACGTCAAGGCGGCGACCGGCTTCCGGCCGAACGTGGTCGTCATGTCGCCTCGGGTTTGGGCGGTCCTCCAAGACCACCCGGATTTCGTCTCGCGGGTGAACGCGGGGCAGACCCCCGTCGGCCCGGCGATGGTGAACCTGCAGGCCTTCTCGGCGGTGCTGGAGATCGACGAGACGATGATCGCTTGGGGCGTGGAAAACTCCGCGGTCGAGGGAGCAGCGGAGGCCACCGACTTCTTGGTCGGCGACAACCTGCTCCTCGCCTATCGGGCGCCCGCGCCCTCGCTGCTCCAGCCCTCGGCCGGGTACACCTTCGCGTGGACCGGGCTGCTCGGAGCTGGCGCGTTCGGCAACCGGATCAAGCGGTTCCGGATCGAGCGGATCGAGAGCGATCGGATCGAGTGCGAGCTGGCGTTCGACACCGCGATCGTCGGTGCTGATCTGGCGCACTTCTTCCTGCAGCCGATCGCCTAAGCGGCGGAATCCGGCTAAGCTGCTTCCCAAGGGAGGTGTTCATGGCTGAGGCGGAGTACGTCGCATTGCGGCGAATGACCGTGCACGAGCTTGACGACCAAGGGGAGCCTCGTCTCGGCGGAGACGGTCGCCCGATCCTGCGAGAGCTGGGTCCGGGCGATCCGATCCCCGAGGCCGGGAGCTGGAGCAATCTGTGGCGAGAGGTGCGCGCGGGCCGCGTCGGGCTGGCTGGAACCCCGTTCTCGGGGCCAGCGCTCGCCGATTCGATGCGCCGGAAGGCGGCGGATACCGGGAGGCCTCAGCGCCCGACCCGGCGCCGGCACAAGGCCGCAGCGAAGGCCGAGAGGCCTGCAGTCGAGCGGCCTCGCAGTCGCGAAGCGGCTGCAGCTGCGCCCGAGCCCGAGCCGGAGCAGCCCATCGCGGACGTAGCTCCTCGATCGGCCGGCGCGGAGGCGGATCCAGAACTGGAGGGGTAGCCGATGGCCATTACGGACGCCGCGACCTATGGGGCGGATCCGGCCAACAGCCAGATCGACGAGATGCGGCTGCTGATCGGTGACACCGATTGCGCGAACCCTTGCCTGCTGGATTCGGAGCTGCAGTTCTTCGTCTCGGAAGCGGGCAGCACGGCCTACGGGTCCGTCCTCGCCGCCGAAGCGTGCGCGGCGAAGTGCGCGAGCCAAGTCGATGTTGCAACGGGCGCGGTTCGCAAGACGCTGAGCCAGAAGTTCGCGCAGTACAAGCTCGTCGTGAAGAACCTGAAGGCGCGAGCCGATGAGATTGGCGGCGCTCCGGTCTTCACCGCTCTCACCAAGAGCGACAAGCGGGCGGATCTGCTCGACGCCGATCTCGTGCAGCCGAATTTCCGGCTGAAGCAAGACGACAACCCGCGCAAGGTCGCCGCGGACGACGAGAGGCTTACCGGCCTGATCCCGTAGGGAGATCCCGAGTGATCGAACGCGAGCTGGCAAACGTGTTCGACCTGACACTCCTGCGCCCGGTTCGCACCGGACCCGGTTTGGATACGGTCGGCACTCCCGTCACCATCGCCGAAAACCTCTGCGCCATCTACGAGCCGGTGCAGATTCTCTTTCGCGATCTCGACAACCGGGAGATCACGCTCACGTCGAAGTTCTGGATCGATCCGTGCGATTCGAGCGGCAACGCGCTCGACATTCGCGCGAACGACTGGCTTCAATTCACCGACTTTCGCGGAGTGCTCCAGAAAGAGCAGCAGATCCGGCGCGTCTCCCCGTGGTTCATCGGGCGCGAGCTTGATCACATCACCTTGGAGATCGGCTGATGCCAGTCGAGGGCGCGGACGTGATCGCGAAGCGGTTTCGGCTGCTCGCGCGCGGAGTGACCGAAGCGATCGAGGACGAGATGAACGATGTGGCCGAGGAGCTGCTATCCGACTCGCGCGATCTCTCGCCGCAGCTCACGGGTGCGCTGATCGCTTCCTCGGGGGTCGATTCGCTCGACCGAAGGCGGGACGGCGAGTTCATCCGCTCGATCTTCTACGACACCCCGTATGCGGTGGCTCAGCACGAAGGCAGCTTCAACCCCGGTCCGATCACCCGGCAGAAGCCGGGCGCGGGCCGGAAGTACCTGCAGCGCGCCTACGATGCGAAAAAGCGCAAGATCATCGAGCGGATCGGTCGCCGCACCGAGCAGGCGATGCGCTTCGTTCTGAGGTGAGCCGATGGCGCTAGGTCTTGAGCAGGCACTCGCCGAGTTTCTGAGCGCGCCGCCTCCGCCGACCCCTTCGTTCGGTGGCCTCTACGATGATGCAGACCCGGCTCAACGGGTGATCTTCGTCATCGAAGAGCCGCCTGTTCCTACCGACGACACCGACGATGCCAGCGCCCTCGGTGGCTATATCACCACGGCCGACCTTGCCATCTCGGTCTTCACCGATGGAGGCGAACCGCCGCAACTGCTGCTCGGCGAAACGTGGACGATCACGATTCAGGTTCGCCATCCCACCTACGAGACGGCGATGCAAACGCAGCACGCAATCCAACAGTTGCTGCAGGAGAACGGAGGCCAGAGCAACGGGGCCAACCCTCTCGCGCAAGGCCTGTTCCGGGGCATCTCGATCTGGCGAATCACGGCGGACTTCCCGCCACTCCGCCTCGGCAGGGACCGGGACGGGCAGGACGGGCGATATCGGACGACGCAGTCGTTCACCGTTCGCACGAAACCCATCACCTTCAGCTAGCTAGGGAGGACGATCAATGTCCGTACAGCCGCGACCGACCGATACCATTACGGTCGATTTTCTGCAGCTCGGCATGCCCTACATCGAGTTCGCGCCCGCTCTTTCGGGTGGCGCGTTCGGCCCCTTCCGGTCGCTCGGTGTGGTGGATAGCGCCGAGATTGCGAAGACGATCGAACTTGCCACGTTGCGCTCCGCTCAGTCGGGCACGAGCGTCAAGCTCCGCGAGCTGGTGCGCTCGTTCGATGCGATCCTGAACGTCGGGCTCTTCCAGCACTCGCCCGAGAACATGCAGCTGATGTTCGGATCCTCGACGCTGGTGGACGTGACCGCGAACCCCGCCGCGAGCATCGTGGGCGATCCGTTCGTGCTGACCGACAACAATCAAGACTTCCTCGATCTGAGCGAGCAGCTGATCGACGAGGCCACCGTCGTGATCACGGCGGATCAGAACGTGCTCGAACCCATCGGCACCGGGCAGGGCGGAACCTTCGGCGAAACCACGGGCGACTTCCGGCTCGACTTCAAGATCTCGGTGATCGGCGACGTGACGCTCTATCAGGAGACGACCGGGACCGTGGTGGTCGATCGCACCGCCGATCTCGTGGCGGGCGCCGCGCCGCTGGCCGGGCAAATCGGCATCGAGGTGGGAGCGACCGCGATCAGCGGCCAGATCACCTATCCCGCGGGCGAAGCTCCGGCATCCGGCGTCGTCATCGAGGCGACCTACGAGCCCACGTTCGCGACCGTGCTCAACACCGACTTCACCGTCGATCCGCAGCCCGGCCGCGTTCGCTTGCTCGATTTCGAGACGACCACCCCCAACACCGAGCCGTTTCGGCAGTTCCAAACGATGGAGGCCGACTACGACTTCAACCAGATCGACCACGACGAGATCACGCCGTTCACGCAGTTCACTTTCTCGGGGCAGACCCGGATCCGGCTGCTGACCGACGTGGGGATCAACATGATCTGGACGATCCCGGTGTCCAGCGTGCGCGTGACCGACGACGCCTTCGTCTTCAATCGCGACGAGTTTCAGGTGACATCGCTCGTCATCGACATCCTCGACGCTGGCGGCTCGGTCCGCTTCGGCGTCATGGAGGTCTACCCGGAAACGCCGTAAGCCGGTGATCCTACTGCCGAAAGAACCCCGTGCCCCCGCTCGTGCTTCGGCCGGGCGGGGGCCTTTTTCGTTCTCGGATAGACGGGCTCAGCTCGCTCAGGTAGCCTAGCCGGCAACCGGGGAGGGCGTGCATGGGGGCGAGTCGAAAGAAGGGTCGAGCGAACGGACCGGAGCCGAAGAGCGAGAGCGCGGACGAGCGCGAGCTGGCGGTGCTCTTTCCGCACATCGACGTGGAGCTGACCAACGGCGAGAAGGTTGCGGTGCGGCAATGGGACATCGACACGGGCGCGGTGCTGATGCCGCGCGTGATCTCGATGATGCAGAAGCTCCAAGGCCTCACGGGTGAGATCGAGCTGGACGAGCTGATCCTCCGCGCGAAGGTCGAGTGCTTTCAGATCGTTGCGGGAACGATCGGGTGGGAGATCGACAAGCTACGCACCCGCTGCACCTTCGAGGATTTCCTCTCGCTGCTGCAGGCGGTGATCGACACAT